CACGATCCTAAAGAATGGGCTAGAGCTGCTATTGAATGGGAGGGACAGCGTTATAGCTATAGTGTGCTTCCGAAAGAGTTCGAATGGAAAGCTGTGTGGCCTAGATTTGTTTCATGGCTTCGAAAAGGAGTTCGATGACTGCTTACGAATATCTTGTGAAATCTGTTCGGGAATGCAGTACTGATTCTTGCCTGATCTGGCCTTACCAAACTGACCGTGATGGATATGGACGATTGCGCATGCCTATGGCCGTTGCTGGGAAGCGGGTAAAAGTGGCCGCACATCGGTTGGCCTATAAAATTGTGAATGGCAATTGGCCCAAGAATGAAGGAACGCATAGTTGTGACAATCCTTCGTGCTTCAATCCACGGCACATTAAAGATGAAACAAATGCGATGAACCAAGCTCAGAAGGCAGAACGCGGAAGGTCTTTGCGTGGATCTATGCAGCATGATGCGAAATTAACTGATGACCTTGTTAGACAGGCACGCGCTGAATATGTGCCAAGGCGCAATGGGTTTCATAAGCTCGCTAAAAAATATGGTGTATCCAAACATGCGATGCGGCTAGCTGTTTCAAAGCTGTCTTGGAGACATGTGTGACCCCCACCGTCCTCAACCGCTTCTTCAACCGCTACGCCCTTACCCCCAGCGAGCGCCGCCTCGTGAAGCTGCTCCTCGACGGCATCACCCCGATCGAAATCTCCCACCTCCTCAACCACAGCCATCGCACGATCAAAACCCAGCTCTCGAGAATCTACAAGAAAACTTCCCAAAAAGGCGCTCTGAAGCTCGTCACCTCGATCTACAAGGACACCCGATGATCCTCTTCGGCGCAGGACGATTGGGTAGGCGAATCCTCGCCGAATGCCGCGCTCACGATATCCACGTCGAAGCCTTCTCCGACAACAATCCCAAGCTCTGGTGGACGAAGATCGATGGTCTGACCGTCCATCCCCCCTCCGCCCTCCCCTCCCACCTGCGCGTAGTGACCATTACCAATGGCGGCGAAGCGCGACGCCAACTCAAGGCAATGGGCCTCCGCGCCCAATCCTGCTCCGCCTTCATCCTCGCGCACGGCCTGAGCATGGAGGAATTCGGCTTCGCTCCTCCCTCCTTCTACAATTCCAATCTTTACTCAATCAAACATCTCTCCTCCCATCTCGCCGATGAGCTTTCCCGATTCCTCCTCCACGAGCAGATCGAGTTCCGCATCGGCTCAATCTCTGAGACTTCTCCCCCATCCCCGATCAGCGAAATCTACTTCCCCCCTCTCCTTACTCCCCTGATCGGCGAAGTCTATTTCGACTGCGGAGCCTACGACGGCGACACCATCCGCCAGTTCCAGCAATGGAATCCCCTCTACAAGCAAATCTATGCCTTCGAACCTGTTCAGCGAGTCTCCGCGACCATCGACGTGCAGATCCTCCCCTGTGGAGTCGGCAATCACCCCACTCGCGCAAACTTCACCCGCGAAGGCGCAGGCTCACACGCTGACGATAATGGCTCCGTCACCGCCCCTATCATCCCCCTCGATTCTCTCGCCTTCGCCCACCCGACGCTGATCAAAATGGACATCGAGGGCGCCGAGCCCGAAGCGCTAGACGGCGCGAAGACGATAATCCGCGATCTCGCTCCGGCTCTCTCCATCTGCCTCTACCACCGCCCCGAGCACTTGTGGGAGATTCCGATCCAGATCGAATCTCTCAATCCTTCTTATCGCCTCTTCATCCGCCGCTACGCCGAAGACGCATCTGAGCTAGTCTGTTATGCAATCCCCGAGGACCGCCTGAACCGATGAAATTCTCGATCATCACCCCCACGATCCTCCGCCCCTCCCTGCTCAAGTGCTCTGAGTCAATCGATCGTCAGACGCATCAGGATTGGGAACACATCATCATCAGTGATCGCGGCTTCGAAGAAATCCTGATGGACATCGCCCATCCTCGCCGCAAAATCCTCGTCTGCGAACCCGAGCATCACAACTTCGGCAACACCTGCCGACACAACGGCTGGACTCACGCGACTGGCGATTACTGCCTCTACCTCGACGATGACAATTTTCTCTCGCACCCTCTCGCGCTCTCCTCAATCGACACTGTCCTCTCGCGCGATCAGCCGAAATGGGCTATCTTCCCCATTCTCCGCTTCGGCCACCCCTTCTTCTCCGATCCCCCCGGCCTCTGCCACACCGATTCCGCGAACATGACCATCCAGCGCGAAATCGCCCAATGGCCCAACCGCGACGAATACACCCTTGACGGGATATTCTGCGATTATCTCAAGGAGCATTATCCCTATCTCGCCTATTCCCAAGTCCCCCCGATAGCCGTCGTTCCCGTTCAAGGAAAGGGAGAGAGATGAAAGACCTGATCGTTATCACCGCAGCGAGCGGCAATTACGGCACCCTCCCCCTCTACCGCGACCAACTCTCTCGCGCTCAAATCGACTTTTATGTTGACGACATCTCCGGCAAATATATCCCCCCGCTCGGCGGCAACTTCGCGATCAAGCTCGAATCGATGCGCAGACTCTCTCAACAATTCTCCACCTATCAGCGCATTGTCTTCACCGACGCCTTCGATGTGACGTTCTGGGGTAGCAGGGACGATCTTATTGCGAAGATTCCTCTCGATTACGTGTTGTGGGGCGCAGAAAAAAACTGCTACCCCAACCACCACCTCGCCGAAGTAATCCCCAACTGGTGCCCCGCGCGCTTCGCCAACGGCGGCCTGCTCTGCGGCACTCCCCAATCCATGCTCGACTGGTGCGACCGCGCCGAATCCCACCCCCTCTTCCACCCCAACATCCTCGACCAGCAATGGCTCAACCAGATGCTGGCGGAGAACTCTCCCCTCGTCACCTGCGACCACGTTTCCAAAATCTTCTTCTGTCTATTCGGCGGCTATCCTGAGCTTGAGTTCGAGCGCGGCCTTCCCGTCAACGCCCTCTACAACACTCACCCCCACTTCATCCACGCGAACGGCAAGTGGAGCGCCGACGAGATGTGGCGGAGGTATGAGGAGAGCATCGCAGATCACGCCGCTGAGAGCTATCAATGATCCACTCCCTGAACACAGACTACGAACGCGCAGAGCGCGACACGCTGATCTCTCTCGCCAAGCCCGGTGACATACTCTACGATATCGGCGCTTATGTGGGATGGTACAGCGTGGAGTTTGCGAATAGAGTCCCTCACAGCCGAGTGTATGCGTTCGAGCCCATTCCCGAAATTCGCCGCGAATTCATCCGCAACACATCCCACCTGAACAACATCACCAGCTATCCAATGGGACTCTCAGACCATTCGGGCATTGAGAATTTCTATATATCCGAAAAAGAACCCGGCACCGCATCCCTCCAGCCTCTTGAGGAGGATAGATTCGGCCCCACATTCTCCATCCCAGCCCCGGTGACCACAATCGACGAACTCCCGATCCCAGCGCCCAATATGATCAAGATCGATGTCGAGGGCGCGGAGCTGCTTGTGTTGAAAGGCGCGCGGGAAACTCTCGCCGCTCATCATCCCATTATCCTGTGCGAGATGCTCAGGAAGTGGATGAGGAGATTTGGACATCATCCGAACGACTTGATCGATTATCTCTCCAGCTATGGCTACAAGTGCTACACCTTGAAGCTGGAGCCATTCGCGCGCATGTCCGACGACATCGAGGAGCGAAACTTCTTCTTTATCCATCCCGACAGAGCGGAGAGCCTAAATGCGACTCTTTAAGCCCAAGCCCGACTTCCACGCCTACATCCCCTTCGTCAACCGGCCTGACATCACCAGCGCGTGCGTTGACTCGATCTCCTCTCTCTGGCCCAACCTGACAATCCTCGACAACTCCCCCGAAGGCCTCGGCGGGAGATGTCCGTGCGCCGTCTACCGCCCTCCCGTCCCCCTCACCTTCAGCCAATCCCAGAACTTCTTCTTCAGCGACGCGAGAAAGAGGGGAGCGCGCTTCATGGTATGGCTCCACAACGACGTGATCGTGCCTGCTGGAGTCTTCCCTGAGCTGCTCGACTTCGCCCGATCGATGTTCACCCACAACCCTCGCTGGGGCGTCATCCACACCTACTACGACATTATCTCAGCCGTTAACCTTGAAGCTGCAGAGAGCGTCAGTGGCTACGACATCAATATCCGCGCCTACAAGAGCGATCAGGACTTCTATCGGCGCCTCGACCTCTCTGGCTGGGAGCGCCTTGAGTCGCATATCAAGACCGAAGAGATCAAATCAGCCCACGTCGGCTCCCAGACTATTGCATCCGATCCCAAACTGCGCTATCTTAATGGCATTATCCAAACTCTCGACGCCGCCTACTACATGAAGAAGTGGGGAGGGGACGCGGGGATGGAGAGGTTCTTTGAGCCGTTCAATGGAGAGTGCTAGTGAATGTATTGTACTGGTCTAAGAATGTGAATTTAGATGCATTTCCTGATACGAGCAGTGTCGGAATTCACGGTTTAGAGTTGAAGCTGATAGGCAACAACATTGCTCGATTTACGCGCGATGAGAGGCATTGCGATATTACGATTTATCAAATTGTTATCTTAGGAACTGATTGGGCAAATCGAAAGCTGCGAAGATTTCGCCGTTATTGTAAACGAATGGAGCGCGAAGGATGACCCTCGGCGAATCAATCCGCTCAGCCAGACAGAATCTCGGCTTAACTCAGGCTGATCTCGCCCATCAATTCCGCGTAACCCGCTTCTACATCTCCCGCCTTGAGCGCGGACACAAGCAGCCCAAGAAATGTGAGCGCTATCGCCTCTGGGCCGAACTCAACAAACCTCATCAGGAGAATCACGATGCCAGAGAAGTCTTTGAATGAGCCTCTCTGTGGCGAAGAGATAAAGGCGATCACTCTCGCCGAAATCGCCACCGCTCTCGAACGCGACACCAATCTCTACGACGACATCCAATACGCCGGAATCCGCATCAAGCACGAGACCCGCATCTACCTGAAGCACTACGTCGGCGCGGAGCCGGTCGAGACTCTCCTCTGGGGCGAGACGGTTAAGGGCGAGCCGGTCACCGAAGCGACTGCAGACGTGAGCACGACTGTCGCTCTCGACTACTCAACCACCCAACCCGACGTGGCTCGCCAAGACCACGACCTCCCTATCCCCGTCGAAGCCCAAGGTCCAGCCGGACCCGAGCGCAGAATGGTGCGGATCGCGAAGAGAGGAGCGGCGCGGAGATGACCAACGTCGAACTGAACGATCGCCAACAAAGATACGCTGAGGAAATGGAACGCGTAACGTCGATAGACAAGGGCAATATGTTCACATATGGCATGATTGCAGTTGCGCTAATGGAGATTGCCCGCCGCCTTCCCGAGCCCCCTCAACCCCAACCCTCGGAGCCCGCTCAATGAACGACCATCTTGCCAACAAACTAATTAACGCTATACTTGGCTTAACAACCGAGCTAAAGCGCTACAATGACCGACACTCTCCAGTCGCCGCTCCTGACCGCGCCCGAACCGAGTCCGAATACTATCGGGCCGATTACGACCCCGGTTCCCGAGCCCGCCGCGAATCAACCGAAGCGCTCTCAGCTCTTTCCCCAGCGGGACTACCACAAACTGAACGGCGCGGACGAAGCGCGTCAGCGTCTCGGCCTGACCGCCGAGGAGATGGCTGATGTCCCAATCATCACCAATCGCGTAAAAAGAGCCCTCGGCTCTCCCCGCCGCGCAGTAGAAATCCTCTCTTCCGACCCCTCCCCCGACTCTCTCGCCTTCGTCCGCAAGTGGAACTCCCTCTCCCAGCGCGACTAGCGCTACGTCCGCCTCGAAGACGTAATCATCGCCTCTGGCCTGACCGTCCGCCGCTTCTGGGAGATCCTCGCCGGAGCCCTCATGGAGCAATCCGCGATCGACTCCAAAATCCTCGTCCTCGAACACCAGCCCGATGTCCTCAAGGCCACGATCAAAGCCGCGACCAAGGGGAAGACCATCACCACTTTCGACGCCGACGGCAACAAAACCGTCATCGATGAGCAGCCCGACGTATTCGCCCAGCGCCTCTTCCACTCCATCACCGGCGCGATGCCGACGCCCAAGGGCCAGACCATCAACCTCATCCAGCAGAACTCTCCCGCTCAGCCCAAAACCGTCAACGCCGAAGTCGAGCGCACTCCCCTCCAGTCAATGGACTCCTTCCTGATCGAAGTGAGCGAGATCGCCCGCTCCCGCGCTCTCCCCGCTCCGCGCGTCCCCGACATCCCGGTCGAGATGCCCTCAACCGTTCCCGACATCGAATATCTCCCTCTCTCTCTAGACGAATAACCCATGTACTCCTTCGACAAAGTCGGCGAGAAGTGCGAACGTTTCAAACATCGTTACGGCTGGAGCCTCCAGCCCCATTCCGTCGAAGAAGTAGACGAGTTCAACCGTAAGCTCAAAGCCCTTCAAGTCCTCGACAACAAGGATGGCTGGGTCATCCGCGATCAGGACATCTCCCCCGCCGCCCTCCGCTTCATCCAAAACGAGCGCGCCTTATGCGCCTTTTCCGCCGAATATTTCCTCACCCGCTACTTCTGGCTGACCGAAACCGACATCCAGCACTTCTCCTTCCGCTCCGGCCAGCGCGCCTTCTTCACTGTTCTCCAAGAACTTGAATCCGAAGGCGTCTCTCAGGACATCCAATGCCTTAAGGCGCGCAAACAAGGCATCTCCACCCTGGTCGAAGGCCTGATGACCCACGCCTCGCTGATGATTCCCGGTACGCGCTGCTCGATCGGCTCAGCGGACGACCAGAAAACCCAAGTCATGATGGCGATGATGTACGGGGCGCTGAACCACATTCCCTGGTGGCTGACCCCGACCCAAACCCGCGACCGGCGCTCTGGACGCGCCCTGCTCGAATTCCAGCACATCGGCTCGATGATCGTCGTTCAGCACGGCGCGATGCGAGGAGGGATTGGACAGGGCACGACACCAAACAAGATCCACTTATCTGAGGTCTCGCAATATACCAATCCCGTCGAGCAAATCGAAGAAGGCCTCTTCAAAGCCGTCCCCACCACTCCCGACACTCTAATGGTTCTCGAATCGACCGGCGAAGGAAACACCGGCTGGTGGGCCGAGCAATGGCGCGAGAACAAAGAGAAATATTGGCAGGGCCGCGCACGAATGCTCCCCCTCTTCCTCCCATGGTTCATGACGCCCGAACTCTACCCGACCCCGAACTGGATTCAGAAATTCCCCTTCCCCGAAAGCTGGAAGCGCGGCGAGACGCGCGAAGTCCAGACCATGATCGACAAGTGCGAACTCTATGTCCGCTCTACCGAGATGCTCTCAAAAATCCTCGGCAAAAACTGGCGTCTCCCCGACGAGCAAGTCTGGTATTGGCAATTCCACTACGAAGACTCGAAATCGAGAAGGACTGACAAATCCTGGCTCCGTCAAATGCCCTGCGACGACTTCGAAGCCCTCATCGGCGAGCACGATTCCGTCTACTCCCGCGAGACCATCGCTGAGATCAACACCACTCGCGATCGCCCAACCCGCATCTACGGCATCCTCGGCGGCGGCATCAACGAGAAACACGATCCCTCGCCGATGGATGTCGATATGAGCGCCGAGCGCATCCCTGTGCGCTGGACGATCCCCTCTACCAACACCAGCGTCGAGTGGATGCTGATGCCGCTCAAGGGCGAGCCCGAGTCCCAAAAGTTCGACCCTCACAAAAAGCTCATCGTCTACCTCCCTCCCCACTACGGCTCGGTCTACGCAATCTCGATCGACCCCGGGTCCGGCGTGGGCGGCGACCGCACCGTGATCACCGTGACCAAGCGCGGCACCAAGGGCTTCCCCGACATCCAATGTGCCGAGTTCGCCTCCGACGACATCGACAATGTCGAGGTCTTCGCTTATGTCGCCTGCATCGCCGCCTACTACGGCCAGTTCTACGACGAAGGCGAGACGATCCTGATGGCGATCGAGCAGAAGCGCAAATACGGCGACTCCTGCTACCACGCCCTCAAGCTGCACGGCTTCAAGAACTGGTACAAGTTCCGGATGTTCGACAAGAAAACCCTCCGCCCCAAGCCCTCCGCCAACCCGCGCGAAGGCTGGTTCACGAACGAGTGGTCTAGGCCGATGCTTTTGAATGCGTTCAAATTCGCCGTGGACAACAAGTGGTACAAGGTCAACTCGAAGTGGCTTACCCAAGAACTCGAAGCGCATGAGCAGCGCACCACGGAAACCGGCAAAACCCGCGCCGACCACGCGCGCGGCAAGCACGACGATCGCATCTTCGCCGCCGCCATCGGCTACTTCATCCAGCATGATCTCGATGTGCTGATGGAGCGCGAGCATACCCGCTGCCACACTCCCCGGCCTGAGGAAGAGTGGATCGTCAACACCGACCACTACCAGGGAATGGAAATCCGCAACATCTCCATCGAAAAGTTTCAGGAGCTTTATGCAGAGCGCTAAGGGAGTCATCGGACAAAAGGAGCGCACCGTCTTCTGGCGCGAACACTACACCGGCGAGCTGATGCTCGCTCCTGACACTCACCTGAAGCCCTTCATCGGCTGGGATCGGATCGAGTGCCAGACTGTCGCCGAAACCGAACATCTCTCGCGCCGAATGGCTAAGCAAGAATTCGAGAAATTCCGTTCCCTCAAAGTCGAGGAGCACCTCCGCTACAAAGCTCATCGCGATCGCATTCGCGACAATTGCACCCTTCGCTTGGCCAAGGGCTGCATCTCCGCCGCCGACGAATACGCCACCCGCATGACTATCCGCAATCTCGACGCCAAAGACGAAGCTCTTTACAAACTCCTCGCCAATGAGCCAGACTTATCCCGAGCATCCCTCGAAATCGAACGCTACGAGGCCGGTACGATCAAAGCCAAGACGCAAAAGCGCCGTGGACTCCAAGATGACGAGATCAATCTCGCCAATTCCCTGATCGAAGGAGTTCGCTGATGCCTCCCTCCCGCAGCCTCTCTCCCGGCATGTCGCACTGGCAGCCCCCGCCCAACGAAGGCTCCGAGAACAAAGCCCAGCGTCAGGACTGGCTTCAGCAAGTCGTCTCAGTCGGTGAAGCCTACAACGCCTCCCTCACTTCCTCTCGCGACCTTCCACGGGGGATCTCGATGATCTCAGGCAGGGTCGCCGACGCACCCAATCAAGCGAGATCAAACCTCAAGATCCCCCGCGAGAAGCGAGTCCTGCGCGAAGTAGTCGCCGGAATCTCCGACATTCGCACCGTCGATGCCTACTCCTCCGACAACGCCTCCTACTCCCCCTTCCTCGCGATGCTCAACAAAATCTGGAAGGCGGTCTACTTCGAATCCAAATTCCAGCCCAAATTCAAGCGCGCGGTCCAGTGGGCTTCCGTCGGCGGCTATTCCTACATGTCGCCCGTCTACCGCAATCTCCAGCTCAACTCCCGCAGCAAGAAGCGTATTGACTTCGATGTCTTCTCATCCCAAGACTGCCTCCCCTTCCAGCTCCCAGACGACAACAACGTCCAAGGCGCATACGCATGGACAAGAATCGTCTTCATGCCTCTTTACGAGGGTCATGCGAAGTTTCCCAAATTCCAAGCCCGCCTCAAGCCGATCGCGCGCCGGAGATATTCAGGAAATATCTCGAAGGATCGAATCGCTCTCGCTGAACGCTTCCGCAACGATATGCGAACCGCCTCGGGTCAAGCCTATGGAGGAAACTGGCAAGAGCAGATGATGGAGTTCCGCTACACCACCGTCCGCGATCTCTCCATCAACGAAACCAAAAAGCCAAAGCCGATGGGCGACCCCGGAGCCTCATGGAGCTACGTGGTCCCCTTTGTCGGCCAGCGCATCCCCACGGGCCAATGGACCCTTTCTCGCGACACCGGCGCAAAGGTCCGCGAAACCCGCGCCGCCGAAGAAGAAGATTGCGTTCTCTATCCCAATCTCCGCTTGATGATTAGTCAAACTGGCCTGCAGGAACCAATCTACGATGGCCCCTTCTGGGACTGGCACGGGATGCATCCTCTAGTCCGGATCTCGATGGACGAGTGGCCCTGGGAACCCGGCTACTCCCTGATGGAAGACATCGACTCTCTCGGCCAGACTCGCCAGAAATTCATGCGCGGCCTTGATCAAACCGCTGCCCAGCGGTTTGACCCCGCCTTCATGTACGACAAAAACGGCGGCCTGAACCGCAAGACGATGGAGCAATTCGATCCCTACGAGGAGCGCGGGAGACTTGGCATCGACGGCCCAGTCGATGAGAAAACAATCCGCACTGCGCTCCCCGAAGACCTGATGTCCATCCCCGAATGGGGCTTCGCATGGGCCAAGAAGCTCGAAGACGACGAGGATTATCTCCTCGGCAACAACGCAATGAACAATCTCGCGCGGGCCAAGATCGCAGGCGCAGACGACGCCCTTCTGAAAGCGATGGAGGAGGCTGGCCCGATCGTCAAGGACATCTCGAACTCCTGTAACGATCCCGTCTCCGACATCATGATGATGACTCTCTCCGACGTTCTCCAATACTACCCAACAGGCCGTATCATGCAATACGTCGGACCCAACGGCGTCGCACGCGAAGTCTTCGACCTCGACCCTGAAACCCTCATCCCCTCTCACATCCTCGGCGAAGACACCAAGGAGAAATCCATCTACACCCGGATGCAGCGCTCTCAAAACTTCTGCTCCGCTCTCCACGCAACCATCGCTCCCGGCGAACTCCACGGCGTCGTCCAGACCGCGCATAAACTCCTCCTGATCCAGATGCAGCGCGGCGGATACATGATCGACTCCGAGACCATCGCGAAGGCCGCCGATGTTCCCAACTGGGGCCATCTCGACGGCAACACCGTGATGGAGAAGTGGCAGACTGAGCAGAAAATCAAACTCGAATTCGCCGTCCAGATGAAGGAACTCGAAACTGCCCTCGTTCCGCAAGGCCCATCCGCACCTCCAACCCCAATTGGAGTCGGCGGGAACAAGGGCGCGCCGGGCCGACCGCCATCCGGCAACAAGCCCGCTCACATGGAGACGAAAGGAAGCGCCGCAGGCCCGCGCGCGACGATTAGTGAATCATGAATCCTCCCCCATTCACTCCAGAATTCAACGTGAAGATGGAAGGCCACGCCTTCGCCCACTTCACTGGAGAGCGTGATCCCGAGACCATCAAGAAGCTCTACGCTTACCTTCGCGCCAACAACTGGAAGGGCTGTTTGAAGATCCATTTCCCCGGTAATGGAGGCGTTACCGACGTTATGTTTGAAGAAATAAAGAAAATGACTGTTGACAAACAGACTTAACAGCAGTAACACTTTTTCTTAACGACTCTAACGAGATTCTGACCTCTTCTCTCTCCCTTGGAGAAATGAGACATGGCTCAAGCCTAATCAGCTTGGGCCATTTCCATTTTGGCCCAACCTCGGAAGGAGAACTCATGGCGCACCACAAGACGCACGAGCACAAGGACGGCCATCACAAGGATGGTCACAAGGACGGGAAGCACAACATGTCCAAAGCCGGAAAGCTGAAGATCCACGGCGGCTTCAAGGCGATGGAGCATGAGAAGCACGCTGAGAGGAAGAAGTAACTCTCAATGGCCTCTCCAGCGATCAGTCCCGGTGCGGCAGGCATAGGCGGCCCTCCTCCCCAGCAGGGCGGAGGCGCTCAGCCCACTCCCGCACCGACCGCGCAACCCACATCCGCAGTCGCGCAACTGGTCGCTCAAATCGCTGGTGGTCTCGACATGCTCCAGCAAATCTTCCCTCCGTCTGCTCCGAAGGTGCAGGAGATGCAGAAATCTCTTCTCGACATCGGCTCCCTGATGGGAGCGACTCAATCTCCCCAGCAATCTCCGGCACCCCCGATCTAAGGAGCGTTTACGACTATGGACATCAAAGTCTTTCTCAAATCGAAGAACTTCTCGGATGAGCAGATTACGCAGCTCCTCACGAATGATGCCTTCTCTCCCATGCTTGAAGGATTGATCAACGAGGCTGAGAGCGGGAAGACTGCCCTCGCCAACGCTCAGCAGATCGAGACCAATCTCAAAGCTTGGCAGCAGAACGAAATCATTCCCTACGTTCGCAAAGCCGATGAGCGCGCCGCAGCCGCAGAAGGCCGAGTCTCTCAACTTCAAACTCACATGAAGTCGATGAAGGATGCTGGATACGACATCCCCGACGCCTATCTCGCCACTTCTGCTGAGCCCGTGAAGAAAGTCGAACCCCTTCCCTCGAATGGAATCTCCCGCGAAGACTTCGACAAGCGCGGAATGGAGATCGCCGAGACCAACATGGCCCTCGTCTCGCTCTCGAATCGTCATCGCAAACTAACCGGCGACGAACTCGACCTCGACACCGAATACACCGACTTCAAGGCCAACCGCCGCCCCGACGAGAACCTCCGCTCCTACGTCGCCCGCAAGTACGATCACGCTGGTCTCCAGACCAAGCGCGACACGGAGAAGCACCAAAAGGAACTCGACGACTACGCGGCTGGAAAAGTCGCCGCAGCGCAAAAAGACTGGGCCGAGAAGAATGGCTCGAACGGCGAAACCCGCAACCCCCGCGCCTCGCGCTGGGATGCTGTCAAGACGGACGAAAATCGCAACAAGCTCTGGCAGACCGCGCAAGGCCGCGCACAAGCGACCAAGGACCGGCTCGCCAAGTATCAAGCTATGGTGCAGTAGCGCAGTTAGACCTCTTGGTTTTGATGAAGGAGACCTTCGATGACAGACCCGACATATAATGGCGACCTGCAGGCCTCAACACTCGATGATCTGCTCGCTGATGCCGCCTACGACAACTTCTTTGTCAAAACCGCTCTTCAACAGCACATGCGGGCCATCGGCGCGATCGACCCATTCGGCGGCGGCGTGCTGATGCGCGAGCCCTTCATCATGGGCTCTCCGGATGCTGGAGCCGCAGCCCCTGGCACCAACTTCAATGTCGTCCACGTTCAGCAGCTAGCCGACCTCGCCTTCACGCCGCGCCTCTACACCTCGCGCGATATGCTGGAGACCTTCTCTCTCAGCGTGCAGAACAAGGGGCCGAACGCGCGAATCGAACTCACCGATCTCTACTTCCGCAATGGTGTCGCAGCGATCTCGACCAACGTCGAAGTCGATCTCTACTGGCACGGACAGGCCTCGATCGCGAATCAAGTCGCCAACTCCCGCACCAACAACGTGAATGGCTTCGCCGAAGCCCTGAACGATGGCGCGAACAACTCATGGAACGGCGACTACTTCGTCAACTACGGCAACCAAGTCCGTAACGGCGCAGTCTCCTCCTCCCTGAACTCAGTCCCCTTCTTCTTCGGCAACGCCGACGGAACCGCAGGCTCGATCTCCGTCCGCGCCCTGATCCAGTTCCTGATCCGTCAGCGCAAGTTCACCGATGGCCGGACGCCGGAGATCACCATCACGACTCCCAACGGCTGGGGATACATCCTCTCCGCTCTCCAAGCTCAGCAGCAGTTCACCACGAACTGGACGATGAAGAGCTTGATGAGCGTTCCAGACGTTGAGGGAATCAGCTTCATGGGCACCGTCATCTACGACGACATCCTGACCCCCGGCGCAACCTGGGGCAAGGACTTCCCGACCGCCTACATCGGCACCTCGAACCTCACCTCCACCTTCACCTCCTCCTCAACAGCAACTGGCGCGACCTCCGTCTCCCAGCTCCCCGCCTCGACCACGATCACAGTCGGCGAGACGATCTGGGCCTTGACCGGCAGCGCGTGGAAGTATCGCCCCACCGACAATCCCGACTTCCTCTTCGGACGCCGCCAGAACGAGGTCTACAACAACAACACGAACGATGCTCTCTTGATCAACCTCGCGCTCAACGCCTACACACCGGCACCGAGAGAGTCTGGACAGGGTTACGGCTTTAATGGCTAATCTGTTGATTTAATTGGAGTTAGCTGAAATGAAAAAAGCATTTCAAAAACATCTGGATGGAATGGCGGGAACGTTCGCAGTTTGCGAACAGTTGTGTCGCTATGGACATACTCCTTTCATGCCTTCGGTTGATTTTGGAGTGGATGTCATGCTCGACAATGGCTTGAAGATTCAGGTCAAGAGCGGGCGATGCCGCAATCATCCCGGTTACTCCAATGGGGTATATGCATTCGACATCCGTAGGGGCTGGACAAGAGTAAAAGGCGAGATTGTTGCACATCCCAAAGACCGTGACTACCGCGATAGTTGTGACTTTGTGATCTTCTTTGGGGTAGATGAGAGACGATTTTTCATCATTCCAAGTGTAGAAATCAATAGCCACGCTATCTGGATTCCTCGACGAGGCAACCGAGAATTCAAGCGCGCTAAATCCATTGCGAAGTCAATGATGAAGTTTGAAGACGCATGGCACCTGCTCGATGTAAACGCTACTTTGAGCGATCTGGAACTGAAGGAGATTGAATCATGTCAAGAACAGTAGTCGGTTACATCGGACCAAATGGCCTGAACAACATGGCCTCCTCTTCTCCGACTGCCTCAGTCGAAGCCGTTACCGGCCTGCCGATCGCGACTGGTCTCGAAGTTGGACAGCGTCAGGAATTCACCGCGACGGAAGCGGCGTTCCATTCCTACCAGTCCGCAGGCACATATCCCTGGGGCCAGCTCTACGACGGCACCTACATGTGGGTCCAGCTCGACCCAACCGTCTCGACCGATCCGATCCCGATCGGCACCTGCGTGGCGTGGCTTGGCTCTGCCGACACAACCGGCCAGAACATCCAGGTCACCACCCTCAGCGCGACCAACACCGACTTCGCGGGCGTGACGATCGACTCGAACTTCGGCAAGTCGCACCCTTATGCCTTCATTCAGCTCTCTGGCAAGGTGGCGATCCAGTACGACACCAATGCAGCCTTCGCGCACATCGGTGACTATGTTGGACTTTCGACCACAACCTACGGATGGGCCTCCACCTCTGGCTCGCAAAGCACATCGCAAACCGCTCTCTCCCTGGGCATCTCCCTCACCACCTCTGGCACCCAGGGCATCGGCGGACGTTTCCTTACTCGCATTCTGCGTTTCTTCGGACGGTTCTAAGGAGCGGCAATGGCAGACACGAAACTTGCTCTCTACACATCGGGACAGGGCCGGACGATCACAGTCGATCACACTGGCCCTGCCTCCTATCCGACCGGAGGCGAGACCGTCGGCACGGTTAACGTTCCCGATGGCATCGTTGTTCAGGGACTCTCGACCATCGACATGATCAATGTCGCTGGCCCGACTGTCTCAGGCAACTACGCAGTCATCCCGCAGTGCACCGGAACTGGAAATCGCAAGACGTGGAAACTGATCTGGGTGACGGCGAACTCCGGCATCCCGACCACGACTCAAGTCACCAACGGCACCAACCTCAGCGCGGAGACTGTCCGAACCGTCTACGACGGACGCTGAGCGATTTTGAGGGGAAGTCTTTGGGCAGGGCAGCGATGACTGCTCTGCCCGATTTTTTAGGAGTCTCATGTGAGCCTCGCATCAATGATCGCCGAGCAGCGCGGAGCAGTCCCGAACTACTCCGGCGCACTCGCGCGGACTCACCTCCAGAACGCATGGACCGACATTCGCAATCTCAAGGGATGGAGCTGGCAACTTGGAGTCACAGGCTATACAGTCCCCGGCCTGCTCAACACAGGCTCAGTCACGACCACTCTCGGATCTCCATTTGTTATTGGAGACGCGGCGGCTTCGGCTGCATGGGCCACTGCTTCCAGCGCCGTATCGCTCATCACCCAGCGCCAATTCCGTACCGGCGCAGGCACAATCTACAACATCATCGCCTATGACACAACCTCCAACCCCCCCTTCGGCACCCTGACCCTCGACCGCCCCTGGATCGACGCCTACTATCTCGGCCCGACCCAAGGCTACTCAATCTACCAACCCTACATCGTCGCGCCGGTCTCGAATTTCCTCGCGTGGGAATTCTTTCTCGATGTCCGCAACGTGATCCATCTCGACGTGAACAACACGCGCGGACTCTGGGAGAAGGTCAACGAGGCCGATCCGCAGCGGCAGATATTCTCAAACCCCGGCAACGTAATCCCTCACGGCGTCGATCAGCGCGCGGGCTCAGCAACTCTGGGCTACGCGATGTACGAACTCTATCCCCAGCCACAGTCGATCTTCGTTTATCAAGTCGGATACTCCTTCTCCGGCCCCGACCTCACCAACACCTCCGGCCAGAGCGCTGTCCCCTTCCCGATGACCGAGCATCTGGTGAAGACACTCGCGAGAGTCAAAGCATATGAGTGGAGTGAGGCGAACAAGAATCCCGCGAATCCTCGTGGCGCGGGTGCTGACTACCGCTTCCTAATCGAGATCGCGCAGGCGGAGTATCAGGGACAGCTTAAGGAGATTCGTAAAATCGATCGCGACATCTACGACGCATGGCAGACCACGATGAAGCGGTACACGAATATCGGAGTCGTAAGTACATTTGACCCGGCAACCGGAACGGTAATGAGTAGAAATCTCTGATGCTAAGTGATACTCGCAAATTCGCCGTGGAACTTTTTAACCGCTTCGCAATAAGCTGCGTGTGCTTCTTCGGGCGTGCTGAAGTCCTTCAGAAAAACTACCTTTCTGTTGAGAACAACTTTGGCTCTCCACTTCAAACTGCGTTTAGGCTTCCAGATTCCCTTGAAGCCACTGCTATTACATTTCTTCATGCGTTGATTACGAATCTGCTCTGCGTGTGTGGCAATGCGAAGATTTTCGTCAAGATTGTTCAAGGTGTCGTGGTCTATGTGATCACCTGTACGCGGATCGCCTTTTTTCAGGCCAAGCAGATAGCGATGCAGATATACAACACACCGCTTATTGTTTTCATCGCGCATTTTGGTTGCTGCATAAAAGGATTGGGCGAGTTTCATCCACACTGCGTACCATTTGAATCCCTTAATCTCTTTGTGCCTATGTGGACTGATCCTCGTAACTTGTCCCTGCGTCAAAGGAATTTCGATGTAGTCTGTAGTGGGCATCCTCACACTCCTAATGTGGGTCACTTTGGTGGACTGTTTCAGCAGTCGATGCCCTTAGCATACCTCAATCAAGGAGGTTTGTGATGGCTGAGAAATGGATACAACACGCGACTGAGAAGATGAAAGAGAAAGGCACTCTCGGCTCCTTCGGCAAAGCCACTCCCAAGAAGATCGCCGCTGCTAAGAAGGCTGGCGGTAAGCGCGAGAAGAAAGCCATTTTCGCGGAGAACATGAAGCATATCGCTGAGCGGAAAAGAGGCTGACCATGCAGATTACCTACACCGAGAAAGGCGCTCACAACGTCACCCCGCTCGTCACTGATCGAATCTATGTCGGCTCGGGCCGGGGCGCGAATCCCATCCACAAGGTTGGATCGGCGAAGAACTACGCGACCAAATCAGTCGTCGGGAGAGTCTGTAGCCAATCGAAATTCCCCAAGCTCTCTGTAGCGAGGAAGAAGGACTGATTATGGCTCAATACGAAGATGACGATGATGAGCCTTCCGGCCTTGTGAAAGGCGCGAAGAATCTTTATGACAAAGTGACTGGAACGCTCAACAAGATGCCTCCATACGAGCGCAAGACCGAGGCTGATCCCGACATGGTGCGCGAGGCAAATGAATCTTTCAAGCATCCTGTGCAGACTAAGGCTCAGCAGAAGAAAGCATCTCCAAAGGCTTCGACCAAGGTGAACGTGAAGGGTCCAGCGAGAAAGCGGGATTGACATGGGCGACATCTTCGGCGGCAATGATGATTCCTTCAAGGGCGGAGGGACGATTAGCGACTCGACAAAGGGAGTGTTCAAGAGTGGCAACGATCTCTCTCACATCCCCTTCTCGGGCGGCTCCCCTTCCTCTGTTAGCAGCACCGAAGGCCATGCAGCCCAATACGTAACCCGCCACTCCACCAAGGGTCTCGGCTTCAAGCACACCGGACTGCTGAAGACCAAGACGAATACGAATATCGGAAAGGCGATCGGGAGGAAGAGGTTCTGAGATGCCGGAGCTTAATTCATTTCGAAGGATGTTAAAATCGCTGTTGGGAGGAAGTTTATGCCTACAGGGATTTATGTTCGAACTGAAGAAGCAAGAACTAATATCGGAAAAGCCAATCTCAGGCATGGGCATTCAGCGGGAGGAAAACTTAGTCGAGAATACATCTCTTGGAGGGCTGCATGGCAACGTTGCTTTGATCCTAAAGCGAAATCCTATGCGCGCTACGGGGGTCGTGGGATCACTATGTGTGGGCACTGGAAGTCAGACTTCTCAAGGTTTTTGTCCGACCTTGGTCCACGTCCCACAGGAATGTCAATCGAACGTATCGACAATGGGTTGGGCTACCTTTGCCCCCTTTGTATTCCTCCCATTGGAAATTGTAAGTGGGCTACAGCTTCAGAGCAGCAGCGAAACAAAGAACCATACTCAGAAGAAGCGCGAAAGAAGAAGTCGGATTGGTGGATGTCCCAAAGTTCAGAGTATCGGCATCAACGTGCAGTAGAAGCTGCACGTAAGCGATGGGGAGGGTAGACTACGCCAGAATTGCATTTTAAGTCCGCTGAGGGGTATCGGAAGAACATGGCATATCGCCACATCCACGGTATCCCCGACACTGCCTCGAAAGTAGTCGTCGCGGGCAGGGAGCACACGGTCAAACATTCCACTGATCCTGAGCGTAAGAAAATCGATGCGGCTCAACGAAAGAAAGAGAGGAAACGCTAATGGCCAAGCACTCAGTAGGTGTCACTGGTGGCAACGCCAAACACCTCGTCAATCACACCCCAATCAGCGGGATCAAGCTCGCGGGCGAGACTCCCACCAAGCCTGTTGTGGGGAAGATATTCAAGCTCGCGGGAGCGCCGAAGGCTCAGGGCGACCAGAAGAAATCGCGTAAGAGAGGATAATGATTGCCCCCAGCATTCCAGTATTCGACATGGTTGCAGATGCAGCAGCAACTTGCTCTTCGCTTGAATGATGTGAACATGGTCCGTTGGACCAAAGCGGAGATTCAACTTTATCTAGCAGAAGCATTACGCCTATGGCAATGTTTAACGCAACAGTTTGAGGTCGATTGGACAACCACCTACGCGCAACCCGCTTCTCCTAATCTCCCCGTCTGGAACTCTCTCGCGAATTCCGTCAATACTCTGGTCGGCTCTAACCCAACCTCTCCGCGCTTTCAAACTCTCAATGACTCCTACGTCTACACCATCGCACAATATCACCTGCTCGAACCTCCAACCGGCAATGCGACATGGGCAGGCACGACCCAATTCGCTCTCGCTGACTTCACTAACGCCCTCCAAAATCGCCGCGACCAGATCCTTCAGCTCACCGACTGCAACGTTGGCCCCTTCGCGCCGACCCTCGAAGTCCTTCCCGGCACCAACCGCACTCAACTCCCCGATTCCACCGCACAATCCATCCTCGATCTGCGCCGAATCCGCTTCGTCCCCGACCCAACCGAAGGAAAGCCCTCAACCCTCTACCGCGACGACCTTCTCTCCTTCGAATACTTCACCAACGAATACGAACAAACTCGCGGCAATCCCCTCTGCTGGGATGTTCTTGGCTCGCCGCAGCAATTCGTCACCTTCGACGCGCGGCCTAATCTCGCCGCAACTCTCGATTGTCTTGGCGTGCTGAGTGGAGGAGTGATCACGCCTCCAGTCGCTTCCCCACTCCTGATCCCCGATGACTTCTACTGGGTTTTGAAATTCGGCATGATGGCCGATATGCTCTCGAAGGAAACCGAATCGAAAGACTTGCTTCGCGCTCAATATTGCCAGCAACGCTTCTCCGAAGGCATCATGCTCATGCAGCAGATGCCGTGGCTCCTCCAAGCCTACATCGACGAAATCCCCGTTGACACTCCTTCCTTCTTCGAGGCCGATCAAAACGACTACGAATGGCAATCGAACCCTAATGCCATAAGTGAAATCATCCGTGGAGGAATCGATCTCTTTGCGATCTCGCCTCTCATCCCGGCCTCTACCTCCGTCTCTATCACTCTCAAACTGGTGGGCAACGCGCCGATTCCAGCAACGGACGCAAGTTTTGTTCAAGTCTCTCGCGAAGTGTTCGATGCGATTCTCGATGAAGCTGAGCATCTCGCGCAATTCAAGGAAGGGGGAAGTGAGTTCATAGAATCCATAAAATTGCATGAGAGATTTGTGCAACTTGCGCTGCAAACAAATAATCGCCTGAAAATGAGCGGAATATTTGCAACTGATCTACGAAGGGCAATCAGCAAAGAAGACGCAGCTGAGCCGAGATTTGTTCTGGAGACAAAATAGAGTGATGCCGATGAGAGCCATGAAGAATCTTCGCAGCGACTGCATAGGCCAGTCGCGCTTCATGCTCTGTGTCTACTTCGCAGACATGATACTCAGTGCCCCTAACTTTAATGCGAACGCTGTAACGTCCATTGCGTCGTTTGCGAAGGCCTCGATTATTTCCTGCATATCGATTGATCATGTTCTGCGAAGCCGAAACAATGCGGAGATTTTCATCGCGATTATCCAAGCCATCACCATTTACGTGATCGCATTGACGCTTGTCGGAATCATCAAGCCCGAGAATCAGGCGATGCATAAGCACGCAGGTATTTTTACTTGCGGTGCGCATTCTGCGGATCGCGTAGAGATTTCCATTTTTGCTACTCTTGGTACGCAGCAGACACCATTTCCATTGGTTGAGATATTCAAACACTCGTGGAGAAACGCGAGTAACCATTCCCTGCGACAACGGGATTTCACAGTACGATTGCTCAGAGGGTGTCATATTCGCTCCTTTATAGCGAGTAGGCTTCGGCGGGGCTGCAACCCCGACACCCTCAAGTATATAACGGAAGCCGAGCCTCGCTTCGCGCTTCAGGAAGGGAAATCATGAGAACTCTTGCAGTAGTGTTGGCAGGATCTGGCGCGCAGCAAATCACAACTCAAAACATCTACGCCTCGACAATCGTCGCCTCTGCATCTGGCACCGATTACATTGGCGACAACACCGTATCCGCGAACAATGGCCAGAAGCTCAGCACAACTCCGATCGTAATCACAACCTCCAATCCTCGCGGGATTCTGCTCTCGACAATCTGGGCGATCGGTACTGGCAGCGACAAGGTTAATTTTCTCTACGAGCCCTCAGCTTAGGGAGCATAAATGCGCAAAGGTTTCGGTGGCCACGATCTCTCGAACCCCATCAATCGCCTGCTGGGGAAGATCGCTCTTGCCGTCAACGTTCGCGCTTATGTCTCCGGCTCGATCACTCTCCGCACCGCCCTCACCAACGCAATTGTCACCGTCAGCGCGGGAATCCAAACCGTCGCGCGGCTGAACGACTCCACTCCAGCCGGACCCGCTCAAGGCTACTCCTACATCATCGCAGGCGGAACCATCCTCCACTGCGTCACTGTCCCCGCGCCTCCCGACCCGATCGCTACCGGCATGAGCGGCAATCCCGTCTCAACCGTCCCCTTCCGCCCCAATGCCTCGGTCCAACCGTGGCTATATATCGGCGACGGCGCGCCAACCCCTACCGGCCCCCTCAACTTTGTCACGATCGATACTGAATACGCGCATAATGGCACCCCAACAACTTTCGCCTGCAGCGGAATGGTCAAGGTCCGCTCAGACGGCCTGATCTACAAGATGGGCATCCGCGAGCCTCAATGGGCTCCAGTGGTCTCGACAATGGGCACGACCACAACCGGCACCGCGACACTCGCCGCAACCGCCGTCCCGTGGAACAATGTCGGAGGAGTCAATTCCTCCTACAACTACGGCCAGACCAATGCTGCTGATGGCACGCCTCCAGTCATCATCCTCACGCCAACTGGCTCTCAAACTCTCCAACTCACCATTACCGGCAGCGCAACGGTCAATGGCTCAGTCCAAGCTCCCTCAGCCCCTGGCCCGCAAACCTCCGCCTATCCCGGCCACTTCGTCACCGGAGCCTGTGCGATCATCGTTGCTGCCTTCACCGACGGCTCAGGAAACGTCCTCACCGGCTCATCTCCTCCAATCCCCTTCGTCGCCTCCGTAGGCGCTCTCGTAACTCTCTCAATCCCAGTTGGCGCGGTTCAATGCCAAATCGGTATCGATTCCAGCGCGAACACATTCAGCTCGAACAGCGGATCATTCTCTCTCGCGTGGATTCTTACACAATCCGCCATTGCCACTGCGCCCTCAACCATTGGCCTCGTAACCGCCTATAGCTGGGGCGACTCACCTCACTCCGGTCCTGTCGCAACCTATCTCTGGAAAGCCCCAAGCGATGTCGGCTCCGGCATCCCGCGCACCGCCTCGACCGCGCCCTCCATCACAACCAACAACAGTTGGCAAGTAGATACCACTCCAGCAGTTGTGAACTCCGGCGTCCTTCCGCAATGGGACACTCTTCTCCCCAACGGAACCGTCTCAGGCGATATTCCTCTCTTCCCCGCGCCCTTCCCGCAATCCGCGCCTCTTACTAACAACTTCAACACATGCATGACGGGATCTATCTTCTTTCCATCAGGAGGAGTTTATACTCTTACTCTTGTCTATAAAGATCAGATCATGCTTGGGATTGGAGGAGGAGTCACTGCGAGCTATGCCTCGGGGGTGATGCCAGCCTCTTATTCTCCTAGCGGATTCAACGGACAGACAATCTCAGTCGCATCCGGCCTTCCCCTTGTCTTTGTCAGTGCGATTAATGGTGGCGGTACTCAGCAAACCACATCTCTAACGCTGAATGTCCCCGGTTCAGGCGGAATCATCCAGTTCGAGATCGACTGGGACTTCTGGTATCACTCTGGGCGCTCTCTCGTAATGACGATCAACGGCGCGGTAATCAAGCCCGTCCCCTCCGGCGCGCGAGTCAACACCTCCTACATCTCTGTCTATCGCTCCTCCCTGACCGGCGCGCTCTCAAACCCCGGCCCAGCCTCAACCCCTCAAGTCACCCCCGTCCTCGACAACACAGTCACCTCTCCCTATTCGCTCGACCCACAAGTCGATAAGGTTGACTATTATCGTCAAGATTCAGGACTTCCCAACTACACTTATGCCGTCACCGGCCCCAATGACGGCCTCGGGCCAGTGATCAACGGAATCCAATACAACACACCCGTTACTGACTCTCTCAGCGATCTCGCAATCAGCGCGAACCCAATCGCCCAGTTCGACAACTTCGAGCCCTTCCCCTCGATCGATCTCCCCGCGTCAGGCGTTCTCAATATCTCAGGCGGAGTCGCAACATGGGTCAGCGGAACTCACTTCAACATCCGCTGGCTTCCCGGCACAGTGATTCTTGTTGGAACTCCAACCCAGCTTGCCTATACCTCGATCCGTCGTCCCACCTCTTCCACCTCATGGGATTTCACCGGCCTGACCAATCCCATTCCCGACGGCACCAACCTGACTTTCAACATCGCCGAGCCGATCCTCGCCGCTCAGCCCCTCGCCTACCTGGGCGGCCCGACCGACAACATCAACTTCATCTTCGCAGTCGGTGATCCTCTTCGCCCCGGAACGCTCTATTGGTGCAAGGGATCTAATCTCGATTCCGCTCCCGACACTAACCAAATGGATGTCACCGATCCCTCCGAGCCCTTAGTAAATGTCGTGATGAGCGGCGGACGCGGAGTGCTGTTCTCGATCAAACGCGCCTGGGTGATCATGCCGAATTTCTTCAACGCCGAGGCCACGGTCACCGGCACAGCAGGCTCAACATGGACCCTCCAAGCCACCTCTATCACCCGAGGCCTGTTCATCCCGCGCTGCTTGGCCGTTAGCGGTGGCGGGACGATCTTCTTCCGCGTAGACGACGGCATCCACGCCTCTCCAGGGGGACTGGGAAGCGAATCCATCACCGATGGCGACCTCTACCCCCTCTTCCCCCACGAAGGCTCTACGCCCTCCCCAATCGTGAGAGCAGGCATCACCATCTATCCCCCCAATGATGCCTTTCCTCAGCGTCAGCAATTCCACTACAACAACGGCTATCTCTACTGGGACCACTACGGCACCGACAACGCCTATCACACTCTGGTCTTCGACGAAGCAGCGGGAGGATGGATATTCGATCTCTACTCCGTCAGCGTGATCACTCACGCCTCGAACGAATCGGAGAGCACTCAAGGCATCCTCACAGGCTCGACCGACGGCACTCTCCGCCAGATGTCCACAACCGGCCCTGAAGTTGTCACCGGCACCATTCTCTCCCCCGCTCTCGGCGGACAGGGATGGATGCAGTGTCAAGAGTTCACAGTTGAATATTCCTCAAACGCAAATGTCATCGTGACTCCGCTCGCCGCTGACGCTGGAAATGGATCAATCAGCGCCAACCCAGTCACTCTCCCCTCAACCGGAGGAACGATCGCGAAAACAAAGGTGATCATCAGCGCGAATAAGTTCAAGCTGATGTGGTTTCAATTTCAATCGACCGACTCTACATTCCGCGTCTTTACCGAGGGATTCGTCTGTCGCGTGAAGTCGTGGGGCGTTAAGGAACCCTTCAGAAACTTGAATCCCTTTATGATGTTGAATCCATATTTCCCATCAGTAGGCGGACAGGGAGGACAACAGTGAGATGAGCACCCCAACCCTCAACCCGCCCTCCCTGCGCTTCCCCTTCGAACTCGTCGGCCATCCGCGCGAGATCGTCGAAGCTCATCGTTTCGCCTTCAACGGCTTGCTCGATCTTAATCAGGCCGTCCGCGCGCTTAACACTAAGGTCAACACCAACACGACTTCAATCGCAGCCGCAGCGACGACGGTCAACACCGTTACGCAGATCATCTCGAACGCCCTTCCCGGCCTCGGGACGGTCAATGACCAAACCGGCCAGACTTCTTACATCACCGTTCCTTCTGACAACGGCGCATTCCTAATCCTCTCTGACGCCTCTCCCGTCGCAGTCACCCTTACCATCCCTTCCTCCGGCCAGCCCTGGATGATGTTTACGATGAACTGGGGAGCGGGTCTGGTGACGTTCACCCCAGCTTCTCCTGCCTCGATCTCGTATATCGGGAACCTTCTCGCTTCCTCGATGACTCTGGCGCAGGGATACCAGACGCTCATCGTCTTCGACGGATTCAACTTCTACGCCGCAACCCTTCCCAGGGTTCCTGTTTTTGTTGACAGCGAGCATGTCACAATCACTGCTGGCTCGGGGACTCTGGCAAACACTCCGAATCCGGCCTCAAGTCTGCAATTTTATGCATGGAATACAGGCTTTGGAGCGACTTTACTCATTCAAGGCGTGGATTACAATCTGGCCGGAGCGGTCATCACGCTTACGGGAACCGCACCGCCTGCCGTGGGAGGGTACTATGCGTTTTACCGTATTTAGTGTGTTGCTGGCATTCTGCTTGCCTTGTGTGGGCCAGAACCCTACCGGCAACGGAGGAACGGGCAAGAACTGGAGCGCGGCGACGGGGATTCCGCAACTATTGAGTGGAACTTTCTCTCTCTTCAATACGACCTGTGCTTCTGCGTTGACCTTCTCCGCTGGAGCCTTCGGATGCAACGCCGGACCTCTTCCAACCGGAAGCGGCACCACGAATTTCACTGCCCGCTGGACATCCTCATCAGCCCTCGGCATCGGAGCTATTCAGGATAACGGAACTCACGTAGGCATCAACATCGCTCCCAACGCTTCCTATGATTTGAATCTCAACGCAAGCATGGCGATCGGCCCTGCGACGGAAATGACTTTCTCGACCAATACGATTACGGAGACCGTCTCGTCGCCGCTCACCATAAAAGCCAGCCTCGGGACGTTGAATCTCGATTCAACGAATGGAGATATATCGATAGCGGCAGGATCGGGTCATAATCTTTTAGGGGAGGGTGCTGGTGATATCAGCGTTACCAATGGCAGCACAATGGGCATTCTCACGGGCTCTCTTACTAACTACGGTCTGGCCGCAGGAGTCCAGGTCAGCGACGGCTCGAACAACGTCTTCTGCATCCCTTCGGTCACCAGCGGATTCCCTGCCGGTTGCTACTTCTTCCCGGCAGCATCGACCGGAACGCACATCCTTGACGCAGGAAGCACGCTCTATGTATCTCTCGACACATCAAGTCTTGTCACCAATAGCCCAGATTTGAAGTTTCCCGACGTGGCCAGCGGAACCTTTGGCGTCATCACCGCATTCTCGACAGGCCACGCGCTATGCGAGAAGACCGACCACTCCATCGGTCACTGCACGACCGTCGTAAGCGCAACGGGAACCTGCACCTGTACGTAAAGGAGGCTTTATGCTCAAGATCATACTCATGCTTGCAGTCCAGCTCGGGACTCCATTTGCTTACTCCGGACCAAACCAGAGTGCCGTCAGCGATACGTTTGCAGCGGTGGATTATTACGTCAACTACCCGCTCAAAAACCAGATGGTTATCACCATCGACTATGGGACGGCGACCACGGCAACCGGTAACACTTCCGTGTTTACCCATGACCCCTCTAGGCAAATTCACTGGCTGATGAACTGGCAGACGCTTACGTGGACTGCGGTCAGTGGGAACATTAGCCAAACAGGTACCATCTCGGCAGCCGACATCACGGCACTTCAGACGGCTCAGGCCTCCGGGCAAATTGCGATCTATAACGAACTGGAAACTCTGGCCGTACAGTATGGGATTCTGGGAACCGGCACGACTATCTTCCCCTGGACAGCGCAACCGACTCCGACGAATTTCAAATAGCAATTCGCCAATGAAATAACCTTTGGTAGTACGATGGAGGGCATATGGGCGGATTCCTAAGCGCAATATTCGGCGGCTCATTCGTATCAAAGCGAGGTCATTTATGGGTGGCTTTTTGGCGAGTATCTTTGGAGGAAGCAATCCTACCCTGAATCAAGATATCTCGAAGATCGGCAAACTCAGCGACTTCTCGACTAACGCTGGCGAGCAGGGGACAACTGCGGCCCTGAACTACGATCTCGGCCTGCTCTCGGGCGACCCGACCAAAGTTGCCGAGACTCTCGCTCCCGAGACTCAGCAGGCTCAGCAACAAGCCCAACAGGGTAAGAACACGATCGCTCAGTTCTCGAATCGCGGGGGAGGGTCGAATGCGGTTATGAACTCGCTCGACGACGCGACCCGCGCCAAGCTCTTGTCGCTGACCGGGGGATTGCGACAAGGGGCTGCGGGCCAAGCTGGGCAACTCGGTACTGCGAATCTCGGCTTGGCCCAAAACGCTACGATGGATCAGTCGAAGCTGGCGCAGGAGCGATTCCAGAACTGGATGAATTCTATTCTCGGTAAGGGCATAACCGATATCTCTAAGACGGCTCTCAATGCGGGTGAAGCCGGGTTAGGATTGTGACATGGGCGGCGTAAGTCAGGCATGGGCGGAAGCTGGGCAACAGGCTGAGGAACGCAGGCAGCAGCGGAATGCGATTCAGGAACAACAGCGCGTTCAGCAGCAGAACACCGTCGGCGCGCAGCTTCTCGACGCGATCAACCAATCCTCCAACATCAAGCCAACGATGAAGGATGAGCAGGGGAATGTTGTCGATAACCCTGCCTATGCGCAAGCCCAGATCGATCGCCGCAATCTGCTCGCCCAATACACCGCCCTCAACTCTCCCGAACAGCACGCCTCCTTCGGGCAGCGCCTTCACGGATTGATCTTCGGCCACCCCACCGATCAGAAACGCGAGCCAGCCCTCAGCCCCGCAGGAGCCGAGACTCCCCAACCTCCAGCCGCAGCATCCCTAATGGCCCCCAACGCTGCTCCTCCCGCTCCTCAGCACCCGATGGCCGCTCCCAATCCCGAGACCGAAGCGCTGCTCGCGAAGGGTCAGGGGTTCATGGATAAGCTGAAGAATCACATGGCGGCTTTCGCACATCCTCTCCCCGCTCAGCCGAAGCCCGATGTCGCGACGATTGCGAAGTATTATCGTGATCCAAGTGAGGTTCAATTCCAACGCAATCTAGAAATGTGGGGACTGCGGGGACAGACCGCAGAGGATGTCGCGCGTATTCGCTCGAACTATGCCCTTCTCAACACGCCGGAGAAAATGCGCTTGGACTCTGGCGCTCGCGCTCTTGGCTACGACGGCTTCATGAATACGCCGCCCGATATTCAAGACTCACTCCTCAAGCAATACAAGAGTGCAACCACTCTCCCCACATGGAAAGCAACAGAAGAAGGCAACGACATCTACGCTGTTGATGCTCACGATCCCTCAAAACGTCAGTTGATCGGGCACAAGGACGACACAACGCAGCATCTCGTCTACAAGACCATGACGATGCCGGATGGAACAGAGTATGAAGTTCCCTTCGTTGAATGGACAAAGAAAGGAAGTTCTACACCACCAATCACGACACAGGCGTCTCCTGCAGATGTAAAGCGCTTGGCGGGTCAGACGGCTGCTCCTTCTCCGGCATCATCTGCAACTCCTGCCATCCCCTCAACCACTCCAGCAGGAGTTAGCGGTACTTCAAGCCCAGAGCCAATTACCAGCGTGGTACCTCCTGCGCTCGCGCAAACCAACGCACAGATCGCGACAGCCAATGCAACATCGAAGAAGCTCAACAAAGGAAAGCCTTCTCCTGCGTCTGCCAAAACTCCCCTCCCTCCCGGCGTCCCCAAGGGCGCGATTCCGTTCGGCGCGAAAGAAAGCCCTGAAGCCAAGGCAGATCAGGCTGCTTATACAAAGGCGCTCGAAGACTCTCAACAAAAACAGGCAGCTTTCCAGAATGCTCAAGGACTGCTAGACGACAAAAATCGCAAAACCGATCTCGAACTGATCTACGCCTGGGTCCGCTCAAACGTTCAAGGCGCAGGCCGTATGACCAATGCGGAGATTCAGCAAGCTGCAACCGCTGGATCATGGGGCACGCGAATCCAGAATTACTTCAGCATTGCTTCAACTGGCCGCTTATCTCCTGAGATCGAACAGGAGTTCATGACCGAGATCAAGCGGGCAAACGACACAGCCCAAAGTCAGGTAGCGACTCTCAAGACGCAGCTTCAGCAGGATCTCAATCCAAGTTCTCGAAATGCCCCCGCTGCGCCGGGGGCATGGAAGCCTCCAGCAGACGCGCCTGCCCCTACTAAAGTCGGTCAAGTCCTCAAGGTTGATGGAAATGTAATTGCGAGGTCTGCCGATGGCAAAACATGGAGCCAACCCTGATGCCGACTAAATACACAGTCGAAGACGCTCCAGCCAAGACATCGCAGTATACAGTTGAGGATGCGCCTGCGGCTCAGCCACCTCCTCCTGCTCCGCTCGCCCGTACATTCGGCAACTACGCAGGAGAGTTATTCGGCGGAATTGGTCACGGACTCGTCAACATGGGACAGGGACTTTATCAGACTTTTACCTCTCCCCGCGCTACCGCTCAGGCCGTTGCCGATCAAGCCGACATTGCCCAACAGGAAGCATGGAAGGACTACAACGCGAAGAAGAACATCGTCCCGAAATGGATGGCAGCTACATCAGGGCTTCTCACTGGGCTTGAGAATGCTCCTATTGTCGGCGGCGCAGTTCAGAAAGCCGAGACTGGAGGAATTGCGTCTCCTGAATCAGTCGGTGCAGCGGGAGAACTTGGCACTTACGCCATCGCTCCAGAGATGGTGAAGAAGGCTCCTGCGGTGCTAAAAAAAGGCGCTCAAATACTATCGAACACTACTCCTCGAATCTCTGAAGAATTGGCCGCAGACACCGCCAAGAAGAATGCTGAAGTGTCTACAAAGAACGCTGAGATTCAGGCAAAGGCTGACGCTGCACGCAAAGCCCAAATTGAGCAGCATTTCGAAAAGCGCCAACAGGTCCGCGCACAGAATGAGGCAACTCAAGCAGCACAATCGCGTAAAGCCGCATTGGAGCGCGGCGTCGAGCAACTCGATCCGAAATTTCAAGACGATCTGAAAGCAACTGAGAAAAATGTTCGTGCTCAGGCTAATCAAAAGTACGATGCTGTTCGCAAAGCAACTGCAGGAGAGACAGTTCCTTCGGCTTCTCTTGCTGAAGCCGTCAAGACAGCGGAAGAAAAGATCGCAGGCTCAAGCGAGAACCTCAAAATATTTCGCGACATCCTCTCTAAGCATCCTGAAGGCGAGCCGGAAGCGATTGAATATCAAGGCGCGCAAATCCCAAAAGGCCATCCTCTCTATGAGGTGCTGAAAGAGGGATCAGAAGCAGCAACCAAGCCTGCAACTTTCAATGACCTTCAAGGCTATTATTCTGAATTAGGCGACAAACTCTCGACCGGCAATCTTCCCGGCGATGTCTATCAAGCAATGAAGTCGCTGCACGATTCCGTTGGTGGGTTGATGCAGCAGATGGCGGAGTCGAAGGGTGTGGGAAATATTCTCTCTGACGCACAAAATTTTTATCGTCAGTACATGCAGGCATTCCGCGATTCCAAGTCTCCACTCAATAAGGCGATGAAGGCCACAGAGAGGGGCGGCGCAGTCAAGATGCTTCAAGGGAAGGATCAATCCGGCATCGAGACTCTCGCCCGCTATAACCCTGAACTTGCTCAGCGCGTGAATACTATTCGCGGCTACCAGGCCGAAGCGAAAGGAATCATCTCTAAGACTGCCGCACCCAAACCCGAACCATCTCTCCCTTCAAAGACACAGCCAAACCTAGAGGAGCCAAAGAAGATCGGCCTTCAGGATATCTCTGATGCGAAGGCAAAGGCGATCGAGGATCAGGTTAGATTCCTGCGCCGCCGCATGTCCTATCTCTCTGGGGGTTACGGAGCGTATCAGATTCTTCATTCAATCATCAGCGGTAATCTATCTGGAACCGTTACTGGAGCAGCTCTGATTGCCGCTCCCTATGTTCTCTCTGAGGCGCTTGATTCGCCTAAGATCGTTCAAGCCCTGACAAAGCCGACTCCCGCCGACATTGCACAGATTCCGACAGAGCTTCGCGGCAGTGATCTCTCTACTATCGTGAAGGCGGCGGAGGCGAAGGGAATCAAGGTCCATCCTGCGGTTAAAGCGCTTGCACTTCATGCAGCAGGAGAATGGACAGCGGCAGCGGGAACGACAGCAAAAAAGAAATGATCCTCACCTCCGAAGACTTCCACAACCACGACTTCTGCCCCCGCTTCCGCCAGTACGACTCCCGCTACGCCCGCCTGCGCATCTCCCTCCCTCGCGCCCTGTCCGAAACCCTCGATTACGCCATCGCGAAATCCGACCCCTCCCTCGCCCGCCCCTACCTGATGTCCCTCGCCACCAATCCCGGCCTGGACCTAACCGCGCGCAACCTCTACCGCATCGTCATCCATCACGCGAGCCTTCTCGAACTCCTCGCAACCTACATCCTCGCGGTCTCAACCGTCACCCAGCCCGAGCCGATCTCAATGCCTTGGGGCGAATACCGCTCCTGCCCGATCCTGCGCGATGGCCGCCTCCGCCGTATCCTTCTCGTCGATCGCTGGACTGCCGACGCCGAAGCCCGCGAGAGCTGGTCGTGGCGCACCGCCGCCGAGACCGCGATCACAGGCCGCGCGATGCTTTTGAACATCTTCCTCATCGGGCGCGCGAACGACTCCGGCATCCGCACCTCACCGTGGACGATGGGCTATAAGCATCCCGTTAATGGAGTGCTCAGGATCAAGCGGCATAATGATGAATATGATCAGAAGCGCGAATTTAAGGACACCTGGGAGAAGGTCTATCGCGAGAACACCGATCACAAGCCGATGCACTGGCTGGGTATGATGCAATCCGACGACGCCTTCAAGGGATGGATTCAATCCACCACCATCGACACCCCGCCGAATCGCGCGGAGATTCTCGATCAGCTCGCGGAGAGGGTGCGTGAGATTCACGCTAACCATCCGCGCCAAAACCGCGCCTCCTGCTTCAAGCTCCGCCCCTGCGCCTTCAACCCCGCCTGCCTTACCGACCAGTCCCCCGCTGCGATGGGCTGGAAAGAAAAGGAGATAGACGTTCCCCTCGCCTCGATGTTAAGCTGTCCGTAACTATCATGAATTGAGATTCTCCGCCGCTCCACCGGGAGATCCGGCGAATGGCTCATGACTTCGGTCATGGGCCTTTTTGCGTTTGGGAGGAATTGAAGATGAAGTGGATAAACCGAATTCTGCTGACTTTCCTCCTGCTCTCTCCTCTTACGGCTCTCGGCCAGACGGACGGATTCAATGGCTTCTGCACTACCGGCAATGTGAAAGTTACGACCTCAGGGCTGACCTCCACAACTACGGTTCAGCAATCCTATCCAAAGTGTACGGTGACGGTTTATCTCACCGGCACGCTGACCAAAGCGACCATCTTCAAGGACGCGCTCGGTACTGCGCTCGGCAATCCTTTCACCGCCAACACCGACGGCTCATGGCTGTTCTTCGCCGCCGATAACCAAGGCTTCGATGTAACGATGAGCGGAGGAGTTGCGCCAAATGTCTTCGCGATTCCCTTTACCCTGACCGATCTCAAGGTGGGCTCAGGAGGAGGTACGACTGCTGGTTGTCAGGGCACTCTTCCCGGCGACAATACCTCCACAAATTGCGGCTTCGGGAACCTCGTGGCCAACACCACTACTCCCCCGGCCAACACAAGCAGCTTCGGCTATTCGTCGATCGACACGAACGCCTCGACAAACATCGTTGCGGTCGGGAATACTAACGCGAACAATATCAGCACGTTCTCAGGCGACGTGGTAGCGATTGGCGACAACAATGCTCACTACCTCACTGGAGCGGGGACTGATGTTGCTGTCGGATATATCAACTTCGTCGGGACAGTTTCGAACCCCTGCCGCCTTTTCAACGTAGTCGCGGTGGGGCAGCAGAACATCAATCCTTGCCCACAGGGGACTGCAGGTGCGAATACCGGAGATATCGTAGCGGTAGGCGATAACAACTTCTCGTTCAACGGAGTCACGGAGCCCAGTTACCGGCTGGGAAATGTGGTCGCTGTCGGAGACAACAATTTCATCCCTGCCACTACCAGCAATGCCATCGGTGCGATTGACACTCTGTGCATGGGCAACAATTCCTGCGCGAACATCAGGGCAACGCTGAATACAGATCTTGTCGGGATCGGAGACGCATCGCTGACCGGATATGCCGGGAATTCTTCGAATACAACTCCGTGGAATGACATCGTTGCCATCGGAGACGCCTCGGGAATTAATCTGCCAAATACTGCCGGATTCATTGTCGGCATCGGCCTTTCCTCTGCTGTCGGCTGTCAGTCAGGCAACTCCAGTTGTACTCCCGGCTCGGCCACAATGCAGTACATCGTCGGCATCGGAGAAAGCTCCGGCGTGAACCTCCAGGGAACCGACGTTGTGGCTATCGGCGACAGCGCAATGACGGGATTCTTCGCTTTGTCGAACCCGACTCCCTTCACCGGCCACGACGCGATTGCGATTGGCAACCATGCCTGCACCTCTCTGACGACCGGAACAGACAACATCTGCATCGGCGACTATGCCGGGTCAATTGGCTATGACGGAGTAAGCACCAATGGGAATGCGAATAAGACCGGCATCCGCAACGTCTGGATCGGCGACACTGCGGGGCCAAACACAACCTCCCAGTTAAACAACACCATCGCCATCGGATACCAAGCATACGTCACTGCCTCGAACCAGATCACTCTTGGCAACTCCTCGAATACCCTGACGATCCCAGGACTTGCAGGCGTAGGCACCTATTGCCTCAAGGTGGACACGAGCGGCAACGTCACCAACACCGGAGCAGCTTGCGCAACTGCATCCTCTCCGCTGACCACCAAAGGCGATATCTGGGTTTACTCATCGGTCGATACCAGACTGCCAGTAGGAACGAATGGACAGGTTCTCAGCGCTAATTCTGCTCAGACTACAGGGCTTCAGTGGATCTCCGCGTTGACAAATCCCATGACCACTCTAGGCGACATTATCTACGGCGGAGCGGCAGGCGCGGCAACAAGACTGGCAGGCAATACCACTGCCTCAACTCTCTGCCTCGTACAGACTGGCACTGGATCAATCTCCGCTGCTCCTTCATGGTCATCCTGCGCAGGCTCAACCTCGACTGCTCTCTCTTCAGTCAGCGCAGCCTCGACTAACGCGACGATCGCGAACGGGAATAATCCCATCGTATGGAACTGGGCGCAGACTACCAACTCTCAGACTGCGTTCACATTCGGCGAGACCTCCGCTGCTACGGGGACTAGCGATATCGAGCTAGCAGTTACGACCGCTACTGGCTCAACCGCCATTCCAGTCGTTATCACGGAATCGCTCAACTCTGCTCAGACTATTCCGGCGCTCGAAGTTCTCCCGACATGGAATACAACTGGGGTGGTGGATGCGGCGATCCTCGTCAATGCGACTAACACCGCATCAGGCGCGGCGTCAAAGCTGCTCGACCTTCAAGTCGGAGGGTCATCGAAGTTCTCAGTAGACAAGTCCGGCAATGTCCTTCAGGCAGGAACGCTGAACTCAACCTCCGTCGGTGGAATCACTGTCAGCGGAACTCCCTCTGCGAATCAAGTCCTAACCGCGACTTCATCGAGCGCCGCGAATTGGCAAGCGCCGCCGGTTACGTCGGTATCAAACTCCGACTCGACGCTCACGATCTCGCCCACCACCGGAGCGGTAGTCGCCTCAATCAACCTCGCTCACGGCAACACATGGTCAGCAACGCAGACTTTCAACTCCGTCACCCTAAGCTCGATCACCGGCTCCACGCAATGCCTTCAGGTCAACGCGTCGGGAGCGGTGAGCGGAACCGGAGCGGTCTGCGGATCGGGCGGAGGCGGAGCAACCGCATGGAGCAGCCTTACCAACCCCACGACCGCGCTCACCCTGTCAATGGCCGCGAACTCCTCGACCTTCACCTACAACGCCGCAACCGGCGCCGGAGACCTCTACAAACTCACCGACACCACCGGGAATACCGGGACGGGGAGAATCCTCCGAGTCACCACGGCCTCGGGATCGACCGAGAATCCCTTCCAGGCTGATGCGAATGGGGTGGGATGGCAAGTCACCTCCAGCGGAACTCTTCAGACGGTGGGCTTCACCGGAGCTGGAGAATTAGTTCTTGGCGAAGGCTCTGCGCCTGCGGGCTCAGCGGGCAATGACCTGATCTGGGGAGATGCCACGACTCACCGGCTGAGGCTGAATCCGAACAATGCTGGGGCGGTGAGTCTTGGGGGAATTGCAACCGCTGGCAGTGCTGGAGATTCCATAGTCCTCACTGCCAACGGAGTAGATTACGTAGATTCTAAAACTGCCACTGTGTTTGCCGCATCGGGCGATACCTCTTGTGCAACAGACTCAGCCGCACTTCAAGCGGGAATTACAGCCGCGCAAACTTCTGGAATCCCAATGCAACTACAGCCGGGAATATTCTATGCAGACAACTTGAGCGTTACCGGCCCAATCGTCTTTCGAGGCTCAGGAGGACACGCGACGATTATCAAGAATTGCAGCACTACCAACAACGTCTTCACCCTCGCCTATCACACTTCGGCAGGCGGCGACCCATCCCAATCCGAAGCCATATTCTCAGATTTCGATGTCACGATGAAGAGTGGCGTTAATCCGACTGCGGGATATGGATTTCAGATCAGCAACGGAGGGACTGGATATCTCTCTGGCTTGCACCTTCAAGCCGTAAGCATGAGCGGCATCTGGCAACCATTCCTTCTTGGCACAGGAGTAATCACTAACTGGATAAAGGATTTATCTACCATCAATTGCGTAAGTAATATCGGCATTGAATACAACACCGTAAGCCCTGGAGGAGATTACTGGATCAGCGACTTGAATCTCCAGAATTGCTCTCTTCAGATCGATCAAGCCGATACAACGACTTTCAACAACCTGAAGATCAACGTCCCAGCATCAGGAACAGCGGTTAAGTTTACTCAGGCTGGTTTTACCTCAAGAGTGCGCTTTATCAATCCGTCTATCGAATCTACAAGTACTGCTTGCTACGACTTCGGCACGGGATCGAACAGTCCTAGTCAAGTACAGATTGTGGGTGGCGGATGTGGACTCGGCGCAGGAGCGATGTTTGCTAACGTAGGGAATGCCGTTCTCTTGCAATACATAACCAACGATTACACGACTGCGGACGGCAATCCCGGTCCTGTGGCTTCGGGCTGGCTGTGGCCGACCATCAACGCCACAAGCCTAGTGTTGTCCAGCACCACGCTTGCCAGTTCCAGTATTACAAACAGCGATGCAGCAGGCACGGGCACGGTTGGCTATTCGCTTTCAGACGACAACATCAACGGCTCATTCCAGGGTTTCGGCCCCAACTTCATTCTAGACCCAACGCTGAAAAGCAAGATAGCTTTTGGTCCCAACAACACAACCGCTAACGGGCTAGTCCTCTTCGGCACCAGCGGAGCGGTATCGGGGAATACGAATACCATCGACTTCAGGCCGGGAGGATACGCCGGAGCTGCCCGGACCCTGATTCTCGACAAGAACCAGATCGAGCAGTTGGCGATTACGAATATGCTGTCGCAGACCGTGGTGTCATCAGCAACAACCATTGCTCCCACGTCACAGGCATTCCATGTATCGGGAACCACGACAATCCAGACCATTACTGCACCGACAGCATGTATCACGGCGGGGCAGATGTGCCAGATTACGATCATCCCGGATGGAATCTTTGCAACCAACACCAGTGGGAACATTGCACTTGCCACAGCCGCAACGGTGGTCGGAAAGGCGCTGATTATGACCTACGACCCCGGCACAAGCAAGTGGTATCCGAGCTATTAGATGATGAAAAGACTGCTCATCCTCGCCCTTCTCCTCACGCCTCTCGATGTGGCTGGGCAGGTCATCAATGCCGCTTCGTGTTCCTCTACGGACGTACAGACAGCATTCAATTCTGTCATCAGTTCGACTACGACGGTGAACATCCCGTCTGGCACTTGCTCCTGGACTACCCAGGTAACGCTGACCGTCCCTTCGGGCAATACCAGCCTCACCGTCCAAGGGCAAAGCTCAATTGCGACCAATGACGCAAATGGAAACCCCGCTACGTTCAACGATGTAACGATCATTACCGACAACTACACGACGCAGAGCGGGATGCTGGTCATCAACACCAATTCGAACGCCTCTGGAATAGTAAGATTTACCGGGATCACGTATCAGGCTGGAACCGGACCACCGACAAGCTCCGGCTGGCAAATCATTTCGCTTGGCTCGGGCTCCGAGCAATTCCGATTCGACCACAATCACCCCATGGTGCTGTCATCGTCCGGCCAGACTTTCATGCGCATCAATGGATGTACTCCCGGCGTGGCTGACCACAATCTCGTTGATCTGACTTCGAACAACAATGGAATCCAGGAGTGGAATCTTGGATCGTGCTATTCCGATTCTCTTGGCGAAGGCGATCAGGCATGGGCGCACCCTACCGGGTTTGGCACAGCCAGCGCCTTCTTCCTCGAAAACAATACCTTCAATAATGGGTTTGCAAATGATTGCTATATGGGCTCCTACGTGTTCCGTTTCAACACCTTCAATGAGAACGCGAACACGGCATCAGCGATCCAGACTCATCCGACCGGTGGAGCGGGCAGAATTCGAGGCTGCCGGTCAACGGAAATCTACAAGAACACCATGAACGTGACCTCGTTTATGAATGCGGCGGTGTTCTTCTCATCCGGCCCAGGGATGATCTGGGGCAACCCCTGCGCATCGAGTTCTGCCTCTGGAGGTGTGGGGTGCAAGCAATGGGTGCAGATAGAGTCCATCCGGACAAGCAACGTCACCTATACGCAGACCGCAACGCCGAACGGCTGGGGATACTGCGGTACGGCATTCAACGGAACCGGATCGAACTGGGATGGCTCGAATTCCACTTCAAGCGGATATCCATGCATCGACCAGCCCGGACGTGGGCAGGGAGATTTGCTGGTCAACGATTTCCCAAACACCACCAATAACGCCACTGGATGTACCTCGTCTTCGGCCTGCGCCTATCCCCGTCAGGCTGTCGAGCCTGTGTATGTGTGGTCTCTGGCATCGCAGGAATGGCAGCCGGTTCCGAACAATACCTCGAATTACGTTGGCATAGGCGTAGGGTCTGCCGACCTGACCCAGAATGTGGACTTCTATACCGGTGCCGACAACAGCGGGAATCTGATCTCGTTTACCGGAGCAACCGGGGTTGGCGTAGGAACCCGTGCATCCAGACCTGCATCGACCACAAACGGCGTGGCGTATTGGGCAACGACCGATTCAGGATCGGGCGTAACCTGGAACAACGGCGCACCGAATTCAGGGTGTCTCGATAAGGTCGTCTCAGGCGCATGGGTGAACTGCTTCTATACTCCCTACGCCTATCCTCATCCGCTAATCTCGGGAGGAGTCGCAGCGGTTCCTACGTACACTCCCGGCACGGGAACCTACACCGCTCCCCAGACCGTAACGATCTCCTCAACGACTTCAGGAGCCACAATCTGCTACACGACTGACGGATCGACTCCGACCGCAAACGGCGCTGGAACCTGTACCCACGGTACGACATACGCCGGAACCATCACGGTCTCAACTACCCAGACCGTCAAGGCTGTGGCCTCAAAATCAGGCACCGTTGATTCTTCAGTCGGAACGGCGGCGTTCACTATCAATCAAGCTCCTGCTCCGGTGATGTTCCTCGGGCCAATTCAAATGATCGGAAAGGTGACTATTCCATGATTCGGAAGATCGCAATCACTTTCCTAGTCCTCTTCGCTCTCAGAGCCGGAGGTCAGACTCTTGGTTCGGATGGAGGGATCAAGACTACATGGTACTTTTCGGGGACTGCTCAGAACTGCTCGACAACCACCACCACCAACTGCATTTCGAGCTATACCGAGACCTTCACTCCTCCGCAGAGCCAAGCAGTTACGGTGATCACCATCCCCACCGCGCTCTGCGCTGCTCCAGCGACTAGTTGTATCCAGAGTGGCACGGGAGCCAGCACATCTCCCTATCTCTCTGTATGGCGACCGGGAGGGAAACTTTACTGCGGCCAGTGGACCATTACGCTGACTGCGAACTGGCTGGACGGGAACGGGAATCCTCAAGCACTGACTGCGCAGGGGGCGATGAATGAGCCGTGCCCTTTCACGGGAAGCGCCCCCACCGGGCTGGGCGTAACTCCGATCCCGTAAACGCCCATAACGAGTAGTGCTGCTTTATCTGTACTCGCTGACCAGTAATAGGTCGAGCCGCAAGGCGCGAGACTTTTGCTGTGCTGAAAGGCCTTGGTTCCCATGAGCACGATAAGGAACGGCAAC